GACGGTGAAAACTCTGCCGACATTACGATCACCTATGTGACCGCAGACGGTGGTCCGACAGACAGTGGCACAAGCTACCACCTCGCAAAGTCGGTGGCAGTTCCAGCCGGGGGGATGCTCGTTGTCATAGATAAGTCAACGGCGATGTACATAGAAGAGGACCGATCCATATACGCACAGGCGAGTGTGGCCAACGACCTGGATGTAATCGCAAGCTACGAGGAGATTTCATGAGGCGACTAGGAAATACACAAGCAGGGTCAGATGAATTAAAAGAGACTGGCCCACCTGAGTTCGACTCAAGTGGAATTAAAAACCAGATGCTCTATAGAGGTTCCCAGACAGTCCCGGCAAACACGACCTGGACCATCGCCTCTGGTGACTCGGCAGTAATAGGAGGCCCCGTCACGGCGACCGGGTCGATTGTAGTCAACGGAACATTAGTGGTGGTTTAATGACAGTCATAGCGCAAAACAAAATAGATATATTAGTGGGATTGATTGCCCCTTTTGGCATGTCTTCAGTACCTACTGGTTGGCTTGCGTGTGACGGATCTGCGGTTTCAAGAACAACCTATGCAGATTTGTTTACTGCAATAGGAACAACATGGGGGGCAGGTGACGGTTCTAGCACGTTCGCTTTACCAGATTTAGAAGGTGCTTTTTTAAGGGGTACTGGTGGACATGGTACACATCAAATGGCTACTGAAGGTGGATCTGATCATTTTACTGGGCCAAGTGTGGGGAGTTTTGAGGATGATCAATTTCAGGGTCACTTTCATCGCTATAATTACCACAGGGGAATGTTTAATAACGGATCGGATACATATGTAGACGCACTCAATAATACTTCATTAACCGACAACGTAACAAATCGAGTGCAAATCGCCCTCACAGACGGCACAAACGGAACTCCAAGAACGGGTGATGAAACAAGGCCCTTCAACGCTGGCGTGAAATACTGCATAAAATACTGAATATGATTGCATACAGAAAAAACAACGGAAGTCCAAGAGAACGACAAAAAGATCCGTTAGGTGATGTGTATTTAATGCCTGGAAATTGTACTGATGTAGAACCTCCAGAATTTGATTCTAAAACTCATACTTGTAAATTTGACGGATCAAAGTGGGTTACAACTAAAATCCCAGACCCTCCAAAAGAAGAAGAGCCTGAACCTTATGTAGAAACCTACAAAGATAAGCGTTTGAAAGAGTATGGATCTGCAAATGAACAAATAGAATTTATCACAGAAAACGGTTTAGATGCTTGGAAAGCTAATGTTGATGAAATCAAGAAAAAATATCCTAAAGAGTAGGCATCATGAGTTCTGAAATAAAAGCTAATTCTATACAAGATAAGACAGGAACTAGGGTACTAGCTTCTGATTCTGGGAGTGCTTGGAGTTGGGGTGCTGGGGTTCCTGCTGACACTGTCGTGGGATACAAACAGCACGTTTTAACGGCTCGTTACGATATAAGTAATAATTATGAAACTTCAAGTGTTTATGATGATTTAACAGGCTGGACTTGGGTAAAATTAGAGTTGTCATACACTTTAAAAACAGCTTCACCAATAATACACCTTTCGTGTCATTTATGTATGGCATCAACTAATCATTCTGAAAGATTAAGCCTTAAAGTTCACAGAGTTGATTCGAGTGGTAATAGTGTTGCCCCTGTTTCTGGTTTTGTTACTTCTCAAGAAAGTAGTAGAAGGCATTGTCATGCTTCGGATTTATATTTTAATTCTGGTAGTGATGAGCATTTATTGAATTTTGCTTTTAATGCACAAGATGATTTAAGTTTAAGCGCAGGGACCACAGTATATTATCGTGTATATGCAAACCAAAATACAAGTAGTATAACTCTTTACATAAACAGGCCAGATAATGATGCAAACCAATGGTATATACCTTCCTCAGTATCATCTTTAACGCTAATGGAGGTAGCAGAATGACAATGCCGAAATATAATCACGTTCTTAATTCAGATTATCCTGAGTTAAATTGGGAACTAGAAGGTGATTACGAATATGAAAAAATACAATGGCATTTAAGTGAAGGACAAGCTCCACCCTCTAAAGAAGTCCTTGAAAGTAAATTAGCGAAACTCCAAGCAGACTACGATTCCAAAAAGTACCAACGTGACCGCAAGTACCCTGAACTAGGTGAGCAATTTGATCTACTATTTAAAGACATTGATAGCGGAAAAGTAAACAAAGATGGTGTGTTTTACAAAGCTCTTAAAGCCGTAAAAGATGCACACCCTAAACCAGAATAAATCATGCCTAGCGATCTTCAAGTAGACAACATTAAAGACGGATCAGCGACTAAGACTTTAGCAGAATATTCTTCTAGTGCTTGGAGTTGGGGTGCAGGAGTTCCCCAAGGAACAATTCTTCAAGTACAAAGTTGTGTCAAATCCGATACACAATCATACACCGCTACAAGTTTTGGTACACTCGCAGGAACAGACCAAAATGGAAGTGGTTCAGCGTGGTGTGTAAAGATTACCCCAACAGCGACCTCTAGTAAAGTTCTTGTTATTATAGATATTCATGCTTCATGTAGTGCAGATAATAATAAATCTAGTATGTTTGGAATGTTTAGAGATTCAACAAATATATATGGTGGTACTATACCTGGCAATCAATCAAAAGGATTTGCAGAGGTTAGACATGAAACTAATACAGCAACATATTATCATTTAGAGTCATATCATTCTACTTTTTTGGATTCACCTAGTTCTACAAGTGAATTGACTTATTCATGTCAAGCATCATGCCACTACAATAGTCCTACGTTATACATTAACGCTTCTGGTTATGATATAAACGATAATCCTAATATTGCACGTAATGTACGAGCTGCATCAACAATTACAGTAATGGAGATAGCAGGATGAGACATAAAGCTATTTATATCACTCATCCAACTGTTGTTTCAATAGATGATGGTTTGGGAGCATTTGATAAAAATGGTAATTCTGTAGATATTAATGAAGCAAAAGTAGCGGAAGAGATTAAACGACTAGAAGCTGAATACAACTCTAAGCAATACCAACGTGACCGAGCAGTAGCATACGACCCAATCCCAGAACAGCTAGACCAGATTTACCATGATATAGATGGGTGGAAAGCTAAAATTAAAGCAGTAAAAGACAAATTTCCAAAGCCGAGTGAATAATGACCAGAGCAAGAGAAGCAGCGAACTGGATAGCGACTGGAGTAACTAGCACAGAGCTTGACAAGCTGGACGGGTTCACCGGGACCGTTGACGACCTCAACTACGCCAAGGACCTACGGGCTACTGGGGTTACAGCTACTGAGTTCGATAAACTAGACGGGTTTACTGGAACCGTTGACGACCTCAACTATGCAAAAGATTTAAACGCGACAGGGGTCACTACTACAGAGTTTGACAAGCTAGATGGGCTGACAGCATCTACAGCCGAACTCAATTACGTTGACGGGGTAACCTCTGCGGTTCAGACACAAATCAACAAGTTAGACTCACAGACAAGTCCTCACATAATACCCGGTGTCTTGTATCCTGCCGTAGGTGGAAATGATATTCATGGGACTGACATAGATACAAGTCACGGCAGTACCTACACTTATGGGACAGCGCACACAGACGGGCGGAAATACTATTATACCGACATCAAAGGGAGCCGTCCGATCCACGATCCTAGAGTCGGCTCACACTTCGGTTCTCAACGGCACAAGATTAAATCACTACAGTTACTTGAGCAGGAAACTGCTACTCAGGGTAATAATGTTTATTCTTTAGACGGAAGAAATTGGTTGAGATTAAATTCTCATAACAATGCGATACTTGATTTCAATAGAGCAGATGGGAGATGTGTAGGAACTGGTGCTAGTGGAGGAGTTAATTCCTACTTTGAGATTGTAGGTTATTTTTCTGATATGAACCTCGTAGGTTTTTCCCAAAGTTCAGATCGAGGATTTAATGTAAAAGTAGATGGAGGCACTGCAACTGCTGAAAACAATTCGCTTCAACCTTCTATAAATTCACCATTAGGAACAGAAAGTGCTGGCAGGTATGTTGATGCAGGAGCAGTAGTTAATTTAAGTTTAAATCAGACATTGGGAATCCATACAGTAAGAGTTACACCACACGCTTCAGGTGACTATGTAATCTTATACGGCATCGAACTAATTGCCCAAGACAAGTTTACTGATGCTACCTGTGATTATAATAATGACCCAACCATAACTATGGACAGCACAGCTAAACTGTCTGTGGGGTTGTCTGTGTCTGGAACAGGGATACCATCAGGGGCTACAGTTTCTTCTATTACAAACTCGACAACATTTGAACTTAGTGCATCTACTACTGGTGGGTCAGTGACTAATGGTACGTTAACTTTTGGTGGAACTGAAATATCAATCCCAGCACAAGATGTTGTTAGTTATGGTAAGAAGAACTCTCTAACCCATGTCTCCCATCACTATGATCCTTTTAATGGGTTTACTTCTGGTTCTTCTGTTACATCCTATATCGATACAGCAACTTCGTTAGGTGTGGAAAAGTGGAAGAATAGTTCAACGTACTATCGTCCTTACAATGGTGGAAGAGTTGTCAAATGGGTGGATAGTAGTGGAGTGATTAAAACTTCTGTTACTTTGATGCCACCTAATGCAAAAAGTATTGCTGATTCAGCATCACTTACTAATGGGACTGCAAAAGCAAATGCTAGTATAGCAAACAATACTTTTTACCCCACTTTTGAAGCACACACTACAGACGTAAACGAAGATAATCTGCATGAAGTAGCCAAGAGATATTTTTGGCCAGAGTTTGGTAATGGTGCAGCTAATGAAGGGTCAACCACAAGTGGGTCATACCAAGATGCAAGCATGTTGGCAAGTAACGCAGCAGATGATATTGCTTATGTAATGGATGACGGCTTAACAAGTTTATCAGGAACATTAACTTATGATTATGCAACTACTACAGAGGACCTATTCCCTTCAGCTACAGGTAAACACCTTTATGTGACTTTCATTGGAACTGGGATATCATACTACGACGAGTCAGATGAAGTTTGGGAAACCGCAGTTCAGAATTTACCTTACGGAACTCATTACATGAGTTTTGAAAGGGACGGCACTACTGAAAATAGCCCAGTAGTTATTGATGGTGTTCAAATAAAAACTGAATGGCTTAGATTTAAAGAATTCGCTTTCCACCAACCTAAGAAACCACCAATCCCTGAAGATGCTGTAGTCCTTGCAGACTATATGCTGATGGCAGATTGGGTTGCTTCAACTGGGGATCAATACACAATATCAAAAGGTGCGAGGTATCAATCGTGTAGTAGGGATATGTTTTACGATGAAGACACAAACATGTCTCTTGTATTTTCTCAGGGGGTAGGAGACACGTTAGGGTTTAAAATTTATGGTAACGCAGATATTACTTCTGGCACAGCAACAATTAAACTTCCTTATTTTGGGACTCATTTTTCTACAAAATTTTACGCTTCAAACGATGGAACTGTAACCTCTGGTTCAGATGGAGCGCAAAGTGTTACTTCTAGTGACCAAGGTAGTGGCTATAGTGGCAGACAGAATCATACTTATGCGACTCTTGGTGCAAATATTTTTAAGTCTGCAGTTACTAGCGGTTATTGGCATTTTAATGATATGGAAGTCCACACCCCAATCCACACCTCCCACCACTACCAAACCTTTGAAACCCCATTCCTTCATGAGCTAGTTGGTGGTGACAGGAACATGGAACAGAACAATTTAGTTGTGTCTCCAGATGGAAAAACTTGGGATGAGGTAACTAGGAATAAAGACTATCTTGGAAGTAATTTAGTTTTAAGTGCCACCACTGACACAAACACTGATTGGGCTACAACTGTTGTGCTTGATGATTGGAGGGGAGTAATTAGAAATAAGGCTCTGTTTAATAAAGATTCTTGGGCTATTGCGTATGATCGATTAATTTGTCTTAAAGATGGGAAGTATGAAATGCAATTTGCTGGATCTTTTAACAATCATCATGAGGTAAAAGTAAATGGAGATGGAGCAGGATCAATAATAAGTTCAGACGGAACACACTCTGGGGTTACATTAATTTGCGATCTAAAAAGAGGTGATTATATCCAATTAGTAGGAGATTTTGGTCATTCTAGTAGTCAAAGATATGCTCATTTTTACATAAAAAAAATAAACTAATGTTTATCGCAACTAAAGGAACAAAAGTAATTGCTATTCATGAAGTTGAATGGCAATGTAGAAGAAAAGCAAAGGGAATTTCCAAACCTGAGTATTGGAAATGGTTAGAATCGGTTACTTCTGAAGACGAAAACGGAGTTAAAACCTACGACTTTTCTGGTGAAGATTATGAGATTGTAGAAACAGATGCACCACTTAGTTATCAAGACGAAAAAGGCAACACCATTACTTTTAATCAGAGT